CTACTGTGAAGGAAGAAGATCTATGAAAACTCGTGAAGATATTATTAATAGTATGTGCTTTACTTGCAGACACGATTACGGATTAGAACGATCTACTGGAGAGTTTGGCCCGTATCCGTTTCCATCCGGAATGACTGACGAAGAAAAAGAATCTTTGTATCGTCAAATGGCACAGATATTTGACAATGACATAGCACCCTATATGGAGTTCAAGCCATGAGTTACGATAAGATGAAACTAGAAGGCCGGCCACTAGATTGGCTCACTCGCGGACAATCATGTGAACCACTCGCTATCCAACAGATATACGATCTCTTAGAAGCGGCCGACCCTACCGAAACCTTACAGAATGATCCACATGGCACTTGGGAGATTGTAGAGTTTGTGCGACAGATTGAACGGTATTATGGCATTGAGAGAACAGGCAACTTGTATCAAGAATGGCAAGAGTGGTGTAAATCATGAAAATAGACTACCGAGAACTGACCGTTATTGATCGCATTGATCAAGCTATTGATCAAGCCCTTGAAAATGAGCAGGCAATAGACTGTATTCGCTTAACGGCTCCAGAATTAGATGAGTTTTGTCATCTACAAGGACGAGCATTCAGCCGGGAATCGGGCTATCGTTATCGAGGATTTCGGGTTGCTTATGATTGGGGAAGTTACAAGTGACTCATCTTAAACATTTGCCTACTCTTGCCGCAATACATCATCGCCTAAAATATGCCGGTTGGACCGGAGTATCGGGCGAACACATCCTTCGGCCAGAACCTGTGATTTCTTGGTGCTGTCATAACATAGGCGGCTGGGACGATTGGGATCAAGTGGGCTATGATTGGTGGTTCCGCCGTGAGCAGGATGCTACCTTGTTTAGATTGAGGTGGGGTTGATATGGTCATAACTGATCGTATGGAACCATACACCGTCAATGGTGAATACTGTGTGCCCATCGTGGATAATCGCCAAGAGTTTGGCGGTTATTATACCGATGCTTGGCCTGCCTGGTTTGATAACTTTCATCGCTATTGTATTGACTTGGCCGTGGATTATGGCCAGGTCCCCGTTACGGTAATGAATCGTGAATTACGGCCCGCAGGAGCCAGGTTAGTGCAGTTTGACCGACAGGATGGCTGGATGATGGCGTGGCAGTCTGAATTAGATTATCTTATGTTTGTATTAAAATGGAGTTAAACAGCATAAATATTTGTATGAAAACGATCCGCGATTACATCAACCTAATAGAAACAGCCCAGACTCCGGTGGCGGAAGGGCAAACTACCCGCACCTGCCCACAATGTGATGGCAGTGGCGAGGATACTTTGGATCCCACTAAATCGTGTCGTCGTTGCGGCGGCAAAGGACATATTCCTATGTCGCCCAGAGAACAAGAAGTTGACGAAGCCATTGGCCGAAAAGACCTGATCAGTCGACTACAGAAGGATTTGCCCAGAATCGATGACCCAAAAAACAAAGATGCTGAACCAGTCAAATGGACAGGGCCAAAAAAAGGTGATTATGGTCACACAGGCTATCAAGGTCACGGTATGCCGACCGATCGGGCAGAACGAGATCGTATCCGTGCTGACAAGAAAAAAGGTTTACCAGAGGACGAAGCCACTGCCCGAATGGGCCTGATGAGTGCTATGGGCAGTAACGATAACAATCCAGCGGATCAACGCCGAGCAATGGCCCAACAGGCTGTTGAGCAACTGGCCGCAAAACGATAATAAATAAAAGTGTAGTTCGCGATCCTGGCAGATCCAACTACTCTAACAGTTGAAAAGGAACTATCAGCATGCCTATTTATCTTCAAGGTCTGAACCGTGAGCGAAGACCAAGATAAACCCAATTCAGCCGATGGTCGTTTAAGCTACGACTCTACTTCCACTGGCGAATTAATTACTTTCTTTAATCGAAATATTAGTCCATATCCAACAGATGTGGGCGGTCCTGCTTTTGATTTAATTCCTATCGAAAAACAAAAAGACATCATGGTCAATGTGGCCAGGATGCACGGTCACCAGGAATACAATCGTATCATGGAACTGGTTGCTGTGCTACAGCGTCAAGCCGATGATGTGCGACGTAGACTAGACATAACCGATCTGGTGCATGCGGCCAAATATTCGTTCCAAATCTACCATGGTCAGTGCTATTGGTTGGCCCGTGATCTGGCCCGTGGCGGAACCTTGTTGACCCAAACTGGACCAGATGAATGGACTACAGCCAAACCAGACCATTATGAATACATCTGTAGGGTAAAATGGTTGGGTGATTATACTTGGATCGAGGTCGAAGAATGATCTACTTGTATCTAAAAACTCACAATATCAGCGGACTAAAATATCTTGGCAAAACCACTAGAGACCCTCAAAAATATCTAGGTTCTGGCAAGGTCTGGAGAGATCATTTAAAAAAATATGGCAATAATATACACACTGAAATTTTATTTGAAACCGATAGCCAACCAGAAATAGAAAAAATGGGCAAATATTATTCTGAGTTATGGAATATTGTTGAATCTAAAGAGTTTGCTAACTTAGTGCCGGAGCACGGAGATGGTGGTAGTAGGAAAGATTATCCTGGGTATAAATTGGGTATGGCCAACAGAAAAAGTTTGGCTGGAAAAAATAACCCAAACTACGGATCGGTATATAAATTGGTCTCACCAAGCAACCAAATCTTTCTAGTTGAAAGCAAAATGGGATTAAAAAAATTCTGTCAAGACCACGATCTTTCTTTTTGGATGTTTGTTAAGTGCATGGCCGAGAGACGATCCAAAAGCAAATATGGAAAAAATTATAAATGGACTATTACCAAGATTGACACAAATGGCGAAAGCGTGTTAAAATAGTATATGACAAGAAAAACCGCAATGGAACAAATTGTAGCTTTTGCAGATCGAACAGATCGAGTTCATGAACCCGTTACCCGAGAGGCATTTGAGCAATGGAAACAGGACTTTACCTTTGAAGCCCTGCAAGGACAACGATATGGACAGAGTTTCTGCAACGCCTTTGGTATCACAGATAACTTACTGTATTATACTCAGTGGCCCGCAGATCAGGTCAACGACTACATTGTGAGATATTATCTTGAAAGATTGTAACCTGTATTTTGCATATGGAGCCAACATGCACCCGGCGGCCATGCAGTGGCGTTGTCCTGGAGCCCTGGGCATAGGTTCATTTGTTCTGCGTGATTGGGAGTTGAAGTTTTACAATCATGCCACCATTGAACCTAAGCGTGGTGCTGAGACACACGGAGTGCTCTGGGCCATTACTGAAGAATGTGAACAGAGCCTGGATACCTTTGAAGGATTCCCCAGTTACTACACCAAGCGCACCTGGATCCAGGACGGTCAGCAGTTTTTCTTTTATGAAATGACCGATCCCAAGTCAGGACGTCCCAGCCCGGGCTACGTGGCCGACATACGCGAAAGCTATGAATTCTGGCAGATGCCCCGAGATAGTTTACTAACCGCACTCAATGACTTTGCGTAGAGATACCGATGGTTTACTGAAAAATCCCATACAGTACATGCGGGATCGAGACAGCTTCGCACATGCCAAAGAAATAGCCAAGCCGTTTGGTGTACTTGAGTCGGTCTTGGACTGGTGCAAGGACGAGTTGGTGGAGGAATGGCGGTGGCAACTTTTGGACGTCAGTACCGAAAGCAGACCTGGACGCTACTGTTTTTTCTTTGATAGCGAACGCGATTGCCTGGCATTCACCCTAAAATGGGCCTAGGTTGACACAAAATGCTCTATTTGCTATACTAGCAGTTCGTAAACAATATAGGAGCAGAGATGTCGAATCGGACGCTCGCCATAATCGGTTGTACCTTGCTGGGCCTGTTGCTGTTGCGTCAAGAACTACGCATGGACACCATTGAGGACAAGTTGGACCGCATTGATCAGGTTATCCAAACAGCTCAGCGCATGCACTACACACAACAGGATCTGGATTGTCTCACCCGTAATGTCTACTACGAAGCCGGCGTGGAAGATGCTCGTGGCAAGTTTGCTGTGGCCCATGTGACGGTAAATCGTTTGAAAACAGGTCACTGGGGCAACACAGTCTGCAAGGTTGTGTATGCGCCTCGACAATTCAGTTGGACTTTGAAAAAACAGTTGCCTCAACCAGATCCAGGTATCTGGGCCGAAAGCCAGGACATTGCTCGCAAGGTCCTGACTGGATATCGGGTGTCTGGTCTCATGCGCAGCCTTTACTATCATGCCATCTATATCAAAAATCCCATCTGGGCCGATCCTAGCGCAGAAGCGGGACAGATTGGTAATCATGTTTTTTACGACCGAGCACGAGGTAGCAATTTGAAACTGGAGGACAACATATGAAAAACTATAGATATCTAGGTGAAGAGGCAGATCTTTTGGGCAAGCGGTTAGACGCAGCCCGGTCAGCCTTGGCCAGGTCTCAAAACAGCTGGGCACGCAACTACTGGAACTCAGCGGTGGAGCGACTCCTGTTCCATTGGCATCAGTTGCCAATACTACATGATGCTGAGGCTCGCATGTCCGTCATTCCACGATGGACCATT